GTAGCTCAGCGGGAGAGCACTACGTTGACATCGTAGGGGTCACAGGTTCAATCCCTGTCACGCCCACCATCCGACACCCCGGAAAACATGGGTTTTCGGCTTCTCAGAGACAGACGATACAGTCGAAAAATTTTCGACTTGGTAGTCATCTTGGTAGTCAGGCCGGCATCGACGCGAACAGCGCGGCCAGTCTCGACTGACGTGCCTGTTCCTCTTCGTCGGCCTGCCTGCGGCGACGGTTGAAGCTGTCGAGCACGTTGCCGAACGAGACGGGCGCCTGAGGCGCGACGACATCACCGAAGGCCATTTGCTGCATCTGCTGCGGCATCGCGCCCTGCCCCGGCATCCGGCCTTGACCGACCGGAGCGGCTGAAGCAGCGGCCATCGAATAACGCGGGCTGCCCGCGAGATCGCCGAGCAAGGCTGCCGCTTTCTGGCGGTGGCCTCCCATCTGATTTTCCCACTTGTCCCGCACATCGCCCGGAGCACCGCCGTTGTTCGCGTCGGACGCGCCGTATCGACCGGGCGCACCGGCGTTGATCGTCGAATAGAGATCGAGGCCGGACATGCCCGGCTTGAAGCCCGAGGACGTAAAGTACTTGGCGATGGCCCCGTTCGGGCCGAGCTGCGAACCGAGCGGATCGTTCCAGTCCACGCCGTATTGCTGCGCCTGGGGTTCGCCGAACTGGATCAGGCCGCGGTGCTGGCCCCACTGCGTCGTCGGCCCGCGCTTCGTCGGATCGAACGTGCCGGCGGTCTCGTAGGAGATCGCGGTCGCCAGATCGAGCGGATCGGCCCCGATAGCCCGCGCGGTCTCAAGAATGCCAAGCCGCAGTCGTTCGTTAAGATCACCGGCCATCTTGCGCCCCTGCTGCAAACGTCATACATTTGGTGAAAGGAGAAAACCTATGGAACTGCTTATCGGCTTTCTGGTCTTCGGCGTGGCGTGCATGATCCTGCACGCGCTGTTCGCCCCGCTGTTTGAAGGCGTTCGCCGCCAGCGCAGAACGAACAGGCTCAACCGACGTGAAGCGGAGTTCGCGGCTCATCGTGGGCCTCGCTCACGGTCAAACAACGGCGCGGTCTGAGCGCCCGTCCGAATTGCCGCTTCCGGCAAGACTACCGGCGCACCGCGATTGACAGCGGCGCGCAGCAGATCGACTGACTGCGGGTCGATGAACATTTCCGCCAGCGTATCGAGGTTGTTGCGCAGTGCCGCCCGGCGCGTCGCATCGCCCGCGTTCGTAACGAAGCTGGCGCCGAGGGACCGGGCGAGACCGAACAGTCGGGCGACCGGCGAGGCGTCACCAAGCTCCACATTGATAGAACGGTTGAACTCCGTCGCGCTGCCGATGGGCTTGCGGCGGCCGGTGGCCTGAAGCACGTCCAGAAGCTCGGTCATCTGCGGCGCGGTGCTGTTGCCCGGCAGTGAGTTCAGAACAGCGTTCAGCACTTCCTCGCGCTGCGGGTTGCCGGCCACGCTCTTATGGAACTTGGCCCCCGAGAACTCTCGCCCACCCTCCATCGTTTCCGTGGCGGCGCGGCTGTAGCGGTCGGCCAGGTTCTGCCGAACGAGCTGCGGGATCAGCGTCGGGTCTTTGGCAACCAAGGCCGCAACAGCATCGGCCGTCTCTTGGCCCGACCCGGTCAACGGGTTCTGCGGCAGAAGCGCGTCACCGGCCCCTTGCGTGTTATTGGCCGCCGCGACACGACCGACCGGACCATACTCGACGGGCTCCAGGACTTCGCGACGTAAACGGGTCTGCTCGGACAGTGCGGCGTCGTAGTCTGCCGAACCACCACGAGCCGGATCACGAGCGATGTTGCGCGCCTCGACGCCGCCAGCGGAGTTCTTGGCCGCCAGTTCCGGGCCATAGAGCGGGTTGGCCTTGTTCGCCATCGCCTCGCCTCGGGCCAGCATGTCCTTTGTCACGGCGTCGACTACCTTGACCGAGTTGTCCGGCAGACCGGCGTAGTCGGGCGCGAGATCCGGGTTGGCGCGCAGACGAGCCAAGGCCGACTGGAAGCGCGGGTCCGCTGCGATCGGCGCGAACTGCGCCGGGTCGATCTGAAAGCTCTCGGCCTGCTGGTACAGCGGGCGGGTCTGAGCGTTGATGTTCTGGCGCGTGCTGTCGATGACGCCCTGGGCCGTTTCGGCGGCGCGCGGGCCGAGTGTCGACGGCTGCACGCTCTGTGGCGCGATAGCGTCCAGAACGTCGTTGACCGCATTGTCGACCTGACCGGGGCGCTGCGCAAAGAACGGGCCGGTGCGGGCGCGGCCCTCAATCGAGCCTTCGACGACGCGCTGGATGTTCGGCAAGGCGCTCGCACCGTCACGGGCCTGCGCGATGGCCTCGGGGCCTGTCAGGCGCACGCCGGTAGAATTATTCTGGAGAGCCTGTGCTCTTGCCCAATCCGCGTCGCTCATCTCCGTTGTGGCGCGACGGATCACGCTTTCCGGTGCGTTGTAAGCGCGACCCGCAGCGACGGACAGGTTGCCCGTCAGTGCGCCAGCGGCTCTCGCAACGCCTTCGTAGTCGGAGCCCTCGGTGAGCTGGCCCGCTCCCTCGGAGAGCAGCCCCGGCAGAACGACGTTGCCGACGAGGTCGGTCGCGTACTCGCCGGCCATACGGGCCGCGTTAGGCGCGTTGCGCGCGGCCTTCGACGGGAGCGCGCCGGGAGCTACAAACTGGCCGATGGTATTGGTGAACTCGCCGGGGGTTGTCTGCGGCTCGTACAGGTATTTGTCCATCAGACCGCGCACGTAGTCCTGTCCGCTGCCGATCACATTGTCGAGCTTCGTACCCCACGATCCTGCACGGGCTTCGGCGACCTTGGCGTCCATTTCAGGTGTGCGCTCGTCCATGCCGAAGATGGCGCGCATCAGATAGTCCGCACCCTGGGCCATCTTGTCGCCTGCGGCGGTGCCGATGCGCTGCATCGAGACCGGCAGCATCAGCGTTTCGGCTGCGCCTTCCGGCACGCCCGAGGCGAAGCCTGCGGCCATGTCGTAGCCGACAGACGGCTTTTCCTGCACCACGCGGAAGCCCGCCGGCAGTGCGGGAGACTGCGGCGTTTCGGTCTTCGGCGTTTGAACGACCCGGAAGCCGGGCGGCAGATCAGCCATTGTAAGGCTCCCAAGTTCCGTTGCGCAGGATCAGACGCGTGCCGTTGTCATCTTCGATGATGGTCCCGTCGGTGACAGTTGGCGTGCTTGCATTTGGTGCAGCAGGCGGCGCGGCCGGCGCCGGAGCGGCAGAAGCGTTGGCGGGTGCTGCCGTCGCCATGCTGCCAGGCTGGAACTCTGGCGGCGGCCCGGCGGCAATTGCTGCGTCAATCTGCGCTTTACGCGCATCGGCCGTCATGCCGGCCTTCATCGCTTCGACCGCGACCTTACGGAGCCACGACTTGACGCGAATGGTATTCGGCTTGTCGCCCGGCTGCGGCAGCAGGGTCGCATTATACTTGGCGATTTCCGCGTCCGGCGTGGCGGCCCCGGACTCGTTGCGAAGAACCGACTGCACGAAACGCTCGCCCTGCACGCGGGCGTTCTGGTAGTCCTCGGACTGGAAGTAGTTACCGACGAGCGGAATGCTCTCGGAGCTTTTCTCCGTCAGGCTGGTGAGCGTGGAGCCGAGGGCGTCCAGCGTCGGAAGCATCTGCTCCGCTGTGGCCGCGTAATTGACGCCACGGGCCTGTTCGCCGGTGAGCGGCTTTCCGCCCATCTGCACGACTGTTCCATCCGGCATCGTCATAGACATCGACAGCCCATTGTCCTTTGGAGCGGGCTGCGCGCCGCCCATTACCGCTGCGCCCGGAGACATGAAGACAGGCTTCCCGTCTTCGCCAAGTGCTTGGACAGGGGTGCGTTCGCCCATAATCGTTTCCAGCAGCATCTGATCTGTGAGCTGGCCGCTGTTAAAAAGCCGCGATTTCTGCTGCGCGTCCCATTCGGTTTCCGACAGCGGCTTCGGAGCGCCTGTCACCTGATCGATACCTGGCAAGCCAAGAACGCTCATAAGATCTTCAGGTACCGCCGGGCGGATCTCACCGGGGGCCACTGTTCCATACAGCGATGTGACGGCCTGACGTTGGTTGTCGAGCACGTTGGTCTGCAGCATGCGCTGGTTGTCGGCCGCGTTGTTTGCGCGGGACGTCGCCGCGCTGACGTCAACGCCGTAGTATCCGTTGGCCGGGTTCCACTGCCCCGTAGCCTGACCCATCCTGTCGAAGACAGTCTGATCAAAAGCAGGGTCTTGCGCGGCTTCAAAAAGTCGCCCCAGATTATTCATTTTGGCGCGACGTTCATCAGCCAAAGCAAAGTTCGCCGCGTCAGCCCCGCCTTCGGCTCCGACCGGAGAAAACAGTGAGCTAAGGTTCGCCGCAGCTTGCGCGATGCCTTTGTCATTAAAATATCGGTTGGGGGCGATGGCCACTTTAGCGTTTCCTTATGTTCACCGCGTCGGGACCGGGGGGAAGTAATTCACACCAGGGCCACCTTTCAGACCGCCGTTCAGGGCCAGCGAACCCGCAGCACCAAGAATGTCGCCGAACATGCGAGCCCCGGCGCCAGCGCTGTTCGCCGCTTCAAGCTCCAGCGGCGTTATGCCCGAGGAAGCCCGCTTGAACGAATTGATCTGGCCGACCGATCCGGCGTCACGGGCCTGCTCCCGACCAATGCCGCCGAGCACGTCGCCGAACGATCGAAGCTGGCCGAGCGCGTTGCCCTGCTGATCGGTGAAGGCTTTCGCCAGCCCGCTCTGCTTGTTGGCCTCCTGGACCGTGATCTGCGAGCCGCTGGTCGGCAGCATCGCGTCAACGGCCGACTGATTGTTCTGTGCGACGGCCGCTTCGTTCTCGGTGAAGTAATCGCCGAGCTTCGTCGCGCTCGCGTCCTGCTGACCCTCGAAGTTGTCGTAGCGGTTGCGCGATGCGAGGTTCAGAGCTTCCGCTTCCTGATCCAGCTTGCCCTGCCGTGCGCGCTCGGCGGCCATCGCGTTTGCGCGTGCCTTGTCGACCTTGTTCGCGGCGATCGTGTTCGCTACGGTTGAACCAATTGATAATGCAACCCCTGCGATTGCCATGGGCGAGCACATGTCAGTACCTCGTCACAACTTGACCCTGCCCACCGAACAGGCCGGTGTTTATGGTCGGGGCGTAGCGGCCACCGCTGGCCGCAGCGGCACGTTCGCGGGCTGCCTGGCTGCCAAGCTCTGCGGTGAAATCGGTGAATAGCTGGCCGAGCGGGCTGTAAGCCTGCGGCTGCGTCAGAACGGTGGCCCGTGACAGGGCCGAGTTTACGGCCTGCTGGTTGTCGCCGGTCGCGTTGAGCGTTCCGACCAGATCGGCCCGCGCGTTCTCGACGTTGTTGCGCGCCTGGTTCTCTTGCGCCAGCGCCTGATCGCGAACCTGCTGCTCGTTCAGGTCGAACAGCTTCTGAAGCTCGCCGGTCTTCTGCGCGCGCACCGAGCCGTCCAACTGCCCGGATCGGGCCAACGAGAAGGTGAGATCTTTCGCCGCCTTGTCGCGCTGCTCGGTGAGCTGCGGCAGGGCGTAATTCGTGTAGCTGTCGCGGATGCCGCGATAGAAGGTGTCGTCAAACTGGCTGAACTTGGAGTTGATGTCCGAAGTGCCTTGACGAATGCGCTGCTGACGGGCCTCTTCTTCGGCCCTCGCTCGTGCCGCTTCAGCGCTCTGTGCCTTGCCGCTTTTACCGCCCATGCTCGCTCTCTAAATTCATTGTCATGGCGTAACCGACTTTGCGGAACCCGAAGTGCTCAAGAAACTTCGATGTTCTGTCCGACTGAAAGTCGTTGTCGTTACCGCCAATGATCTCTGAAGCGCCCAATTCACGGCTCCAGTTGACCAAGTGTTTCATCAAGAGAGAGGACGCCCGAGACCCTCGATTTTCCGGCTTGACGTAAAGTACCTTTTGTATCGTGAAAAATCCAGACCGATAATCATAGTCCCCGAAGCCCACGAGCAGAAAACCGACGATTTTTCCGTCCTTTTCGGCGACAAAGAAGCTCGGATTGCCGCCTTCGAGGTAGTCCTGATAGATCCGGGCCACGCGCTCGGGCTCGTAGGGCGAACCGGGCATGGTCTGTTCGCAGTTATGCTTGCCCATCGCCAGGATCTCTTCGAAGTCGTGTTCCTGCGCGAAACGAACCTTCATGACCAAACTTTCGCGTAGGAGTGGAATGCTTCGCCGTTCTTGCCGAAGCCCGGCATGACGGCCTCGTGATGGAGCCCGAGCAGCTTGATCCAGCGGTGCGCCTCGTCGTAGCCGTCGATCGAGATACACTCGATACGATGCACGCCCTCAGTGCGGTACTTCTCGAAGAGGTTCTTCGTGATGAAGCGGGTCAACGGCAGGGCAATCTTCGGGAACTCTTCGGTCGCGAAGAACATCAGCGTGACCACGTTCGGGCGTCCCTGAACCATGGCTCCGACCGCGACCGGCTCGTCGCCGTCGTACGCGCAAATTCCGCTCTGGTGCTCGCCGTAGTCGCGCACGAGAAGGGCTGCCAATTCCTCCCGGCTGTCGGCGTAGGACAGCGCCGAGAACTCGCGAAAATCGCTGGCCCTCATCCGCTCCGCGACGTGCTGGACGTTGTCCGGCGTCGTGACGTCAACTCTCATTCTTGTCACTCTGGTCGACCTGGAAATGCACGATCAGCGAGCCAAGCTTATGCGGGCCGTTGCCGCGGCTCCTGAAGGTGAAGGAGAAATGGGACGTCGAGCCGATTGCCGGGATGCGACCGTCGAGGAACGTGCTGTCCTTGAAGATGCCGATCAGTTCGTCGACGTCGGGGTTATTTACGTCCATGGAGACGTAAGCTTCCCACTCGCCTTCAGCAGCTACGTCGATCCCGCGCAGATATTTCCGCTGCGTCGGGTTATCGGCATCGAGGAAAGGTGTGCGGACGACACACTCCGTAGCGTCGTAGGTCCGGTCTGCTCCAGTTCCGCCATAGACGTAAACCTTGTTTCCAACGCGCAGCCAGACCTTTCGGTTGAAGACCACCGCAGCTTCGATCTCGCCTGGGAGGGTGTAGGTTGTCCATGCGCTGACCGTTCTCTCCGCTCTGAAATAGGACAGGACGAACACGGTGTCGCCGATGATCATCCAGAAACGGCCGTCGCGAGGCTCGATCAGGCCGAAGATCTTGTCGCGGTCGAGCACGCTGACAGCCGACAGCGCTTCCGTCACAAGGCCATCGATCGGAACGCCGATGTCCGACGTCGAGGCCGCGTTGGAGCTGTCGCGGGCGCGCAGCGAACGGATGCCGCTTTCGTTCAGATAGAAGATGTCGCTGTCGCCGAACTGCGTGACCGAATTGGCGGCCGAAGTGCCGGTGTTGTTCAGGATCTGCGTCTGCGTGTTCAGCGCCGGGTCTGGGTCGGAGAACCAGATCTGCACGTTCGTTTCGGAGAAGATCGCAACGTTAGCCTGGTATGGCGCAATCGCGATCAGTTCTTCCGAGCCGGACGAATAGGTCGACAGATCGACGAAGCCGGCGCCGATAGCGTCGGTCGTCCATTTAGTCGGTTCGCGGATACCGGAGAAGTGCCAGTTCGGCCCGGACAGCGAGTTCATCTTCGAGCCGATTGTCTCGACGTAAGAGCCCGGTGTGAAGGTGCCGGCCGTGACTGCCCCGCCCGACATGGTCAAGCCCGAGGACGGCGAGACGACGAAGCCGTTCGCCGTGGTGATGACAACGGCCCGTCCGTTCGCTGCGGTGCCTGCGGTCGCTGCCGTGATAACCACCGTTTCACCTACGGCAATCGCCGTGTATTCCGGGGTCGAAGCGTCGGCCGTGATCGCGGCGGCGATGGCGGTTGCCGTGGTCGGATTGTCGGTGCTGTAGCTGATCGGGCTGGAGATGATCGCCACGCCGTCGATCTGGATATTCGAGATGCTGGACGTGATCGCTGCCGTGCCGCCGGCGAAATTCGTTACCGAGCCGACCGTGGCGTTACCGCCAGGTGTGACCGCCAGAACGCGGCCGTTCGCGGCGGTGCCTGCAACAGACGCCGTGATCGTCACCGTGTCACCGTCCGAAGTGGCGGTGTAGTCGGGCGATGAGGTGTGGCTAGTGATGGCCGAAGCGACTGCGGCAGCCGTTGTGACGTTGTTGCCCGTGTGCGCGACGACACCGGATGTCAGGGCGACACCGTTGGTCGTTACAGACGTGATCTGGTTTCCGGCGCCGGACGTTCCGCCTGTTACCCGGAAGGAGGCCGTTGCCGATGTCGCCGGTGTCGTTCCGCCGGAGACGACAGAAAAGACAGCGCGCGCACGGCCATCAAACCAGTCGGTGACGCGAGTGCCGTTGTAGAAATGGTGCCTGGAACCGTCCGAGAAGACGCCGACCGCGTATACGACGCCGGCGTAGAGATCCCATGACGGCGTGCGGATAAGGGTCGGGCTGCCGCTCGGGTGCTGGAGCCGCTGATACGCCACGCCCGACGGCATGGCCGGAGGTGCGGCGCTGCCGAACGTAACAAGCTGCGAACGGGTCGCAGCAAGGCCGATCGTGCCGGACGGGAGCGTGTAGGCTTCCACGAACGCGGCACGGCTCTCGGCTTCACCGCCCGCCGTGATGTGGCAGTCGACAGCCTCGATCAGCACGCCGCCCGGTGTCGTTTCCGGCATCCGGCGCGTGTCCAGACCGCCTAGAAATTCCTTGACGTGAATGAGTGCCATATCAGTTGCTCGGGCGACGGTACTGCGAGATCTGGATCCGGCGCGGCGGCATGTCTTCGCCGATACCGAACATGCGGAACTGCTTGCGTGGGGTGAGGTTGCCGCGCAGCTTGGAATAGATCGCGTTGGCCTGGTCCAGCTTCAACTGAGCGTCCTTCGCACCGCCGGCCGCCAGCATCTCCGCTGCGGCGTAAAGCACGATAAGACGATCGTCGAGATCGGCGCGGTCGCCGTCGTCGACCAGCGGGTTCAGATTGCGGATGCCGGTGAACTTGAGATAGCCCTCGCGGGTCTCTTCGACCGCGTTGGTGTCGGAGATCGGCCAGATTTCAACCGTCTCGTCTTCGAAGATCTGCCACCGGCGCGGGGGCCAGTTGCGCTCGTCGAGATCGCTGTTCCAGGCGCTGTAATTGTGTGCGTCGATGCCTGGCTGAAGCTCGCGCCAGCAGGCGTCGGAGAAGACCTCGATCTTCTCGATGCGGTCGATGCGCAGATCTTCCGGCGGCTCGTAATAGCGCTGGCCTGCTGCGACCTGCATCTGCCGCTCGACCCGCATGTGCGGCCATGCGAAGTCTTCCCACAGGCGTTCCTGCACGCGCTGTAGCAGCTTCACCTGAACGGGACGGGCTTGGCGGTTGTGGGCGGGATCGAGAGATAGGCGTGCCTCGGCCCGCAAATCATCCAGCAGCTTCAGCAGTGTCTGTTTGCGGGCCATGGCTCACTTCCGTTATGCGAAGACTTCGTCTTCAGTCTTGTCGCCACCGGCGCGGATCGCGTCGAGGATTTCGGCCTTCTTGGCGGACGCATCGACTTCGATGCCGCGCTTCTCCGCTTCTTCCAGCAGTTCAGCCTTGGTCAGCTTGGACAGGCCGTCATCGGCTTCGTCTTCTGCGACCTCTTCGATCGTCACGCGGGACTTGGCCTTGAAGAACTCGTGCGGGATGTCGAGATCGTCGAGTTCCTTGATCGCCTGGGCGGCTGCACCGGGGAACAGAATGTTGATGACCGAGACGTCGTTGCCATCGGGGCCTTGGACGCGGGCGCGGCCGTAAAGCTCCGTGAGGCGCTGGATTTCCTGACGGCTGGTGCGCTTCGCCAGATCCTCGTCGACCTTCAAGGGTTCAACGTCGAAAACGGCGTCCTGACCGTGAAGGAGGCGAAGAACGGCGATTTCCGAGGCCGAAACTTCGGTCTTCGGAACAACCGTCCCGCGGTCGCCGCCGAGGGCGAGCATGATGTTTGCGTACTGCATTTTGGTCGTTTCTCCGGGGTTGAAGAGGGCGCGACCGAAGCCGCGCCTTCAAGATTACGAGAGGGCCACTGCGCCGACGTTGGCGATGACCTGACCGCGACCGGCGCTGTCGAACAGAACCGCCAGGAACTCGTCGCGAGCGTCGAGGGTGGCGATCGTGTTGGTGCCGTTGAACGTGCCGCCCGTAAGGGTGACGCGGTGCGCGGCGGTGCCGGAAGCAGACGTGTTCTTGATGTAGAGCACGCTGTTCGGAACCACGGTGTAGGTGGCAGCGACGATGACGCTGGGGTGGTTCAGTTCGATCAGTTCGGTGCCTGCCGGGACTGCGCCCGAAGCAGTCAGTTCGAACGAACGAAGCGTCGGTGCCTGGGCCTGACCGCGAGCACCGCCCGTCGTCAGGTTGTAGGAACCGAGACGCGGCATGTCGTCGAACGACACGGTCACGACCGTACCAGCCGGCCAGGTGTAGCCGGACAGGTTGGTGATCGTGATGGTCGTTGCGCCGAACGCTGCCGAGAAGCCGCCGGCTGCCTGGTTCAGAGAACCGAGACGGCCGTCGTCGAGAACCAGCTTACCGCCAACGCTGCCGGCAAGAGCCTGCGCGTTGGAGCCGGTGGGGTAGTTGATGGCAACGGTGCCGTTGTTCGCAACGGCAGTCGCCAGAGTGAAAGTCGTGACTGCTAGAGAGCTCATGGCCCTACTCCTTGTTGAGTTGAAGGATCAGGGCGGCTTTCGCCGCCCCGACGTTCAATCAGGCGATGTCGTAGACGCCGGACGTGTTGAGCTGACGAGCAACCATGACCGCGGTCATGGAGATGCCGTTGTACATGACCATGCGGTCATACGGGCGGGCCGGGTTGTGCTTCTTGTACTTCTGGCCGTCCATGTACATCAGCTTCAGGCCGCGAGCGCCCATGTCGATCGCATAGCAGCGCTTGCTTTCGCCGATGTCGTCCATGGTCGGATCCCACTGAAGCGGGAGCCCGCCGTGCATCGGATCCTGCATGGAGCCGTCGGGACGACCCTGGCCCCAACCGGACTGCGTGTAGTAGCCGTTGGCGCGGAGTTCAGCCTTGTAGGCATCGATGAAGTCCGAACCGCAGAAGTACATGACGTTGGTCTGGCCGTTGGCGAACTTGGAGCGCTTGCGAGCGGCCTTGTCCATGAAGGTGATCAGCGCACCGCCGCCGGCCGAAGCCGAGGTGATCGCGCCCTGACCGCCAGCGCCGCCGAAGGCAGCGGTTGCGGCGTCGTTACGCCACCAGGTATTCGCCACGCGGCTGATCGCGCCGGTCGAGCCGACGTTCGGGTTCGCCAGCAGGAACGCCTTGATACCGGCGAGAGCCTTGGTGTCGGTCGAGCCGTCACCGTGGATCAGGCGGTCGAGCGAGAAGTTGTAGTCGGCGCCGAGGCGTTCGTTCTTCTCGTCGAAGATGTTGGCGAGGGCCTGTGCTTCGCGACCGCTCATTTCGCGGGTGCGCTGGCTGGAGCCATTCTCGACGACGTCAACGCCGTCGTTCTTCAGCTCGGTCATGGTCACGACCATGCCGATGTAGTGTTCCTTCCACGGCATACGGAAGCGAACCGAGCCGGTCGGGTTGTAGTGCGAGAGCTGATCGTCGCCGGTGTAACCCTGAAGGCCACCGCCGCCGTAGCCGGAACCGACCAGGAAGGAGACGTTTTCCTTACCGCCGGGGAACTGGCCTGCCTTCGACTGGAAAGCTTCCAGCATCGGCTTGTTGGCGATATCCTGCTTGAAGACCGTACCTTTGCTCAGGTAGGTCTCCAGCGACATGTTGTTGATGTCCTGAATTTCTGCTGCCGTAAAGGGCATAGCGATTTTCCTTGTCAGCCTGCCCTGCGCGCGGCCACAACCTGCTCGATGATGTCGAGGGTGGACGTCGGTTCAGGGCGAACATTTCCGTTCACCTGCCCGCCTGTGACCGGGCGCTTGGTTGCTGGCTTGGGGGTCGGAGCGGCAGGAGCGGCAAAGCTGGCGGAAACCGCCGTGTAGGCTTGCTGCAACTGTTCACGGACACCTTCGGGGGTCCGGGGTTTTCCGTGCTTCGACTGTAACCAAGCCACCTCGCGCTCGATGGCGGGCAACTTTGCTTCGAAGTTCGGGTCTCGCGCCCGGCGCTCGCTTTCCCACGAATTGACCGTTGATCCGATCTGCTGCTGAAGCTCGACCACCTGGCGTTCTTCGGAGCTTTTACGCTCCCATTCCTGCCGCGCAGTCAGGGACTGGTTGGCGGCACGCTGGCGGCTGAGGTCCATCGCGACTTCACGGGAGACTTCTCCCGCCTGGACGCGCTGTCGCAGGTCTTCCGGCAGAACTTCGCCGGCTGCGATTGCAAGCTGCTGGATCGTCGGCAGCACCCGCTTCCACGCTTCGACCGGGTTGGTCTTGATCAGACCACCGATTTGCAGGAGTTCTGCGGCTTCATCGCCGGAGAGGCCCTGCTCACCGATGAACGTCTCGACGTTCCGGTAGCGCTGCGCGTCGGTTTCGGCGGCCTTCAGTTTCCCGAGGACTTGCTGGAACCGCGGATGCTTGTTGAACGGGACGTCTGAGAAGTTCTCGTTGTCCGGTTCCGTGGGCTGTTGTGCGTCGGTCTCTTGACCTTCTGCTTCGTTGGCTGACGAGGCCGCTGCCACCGGCGCTTCTTCGCTCTTCGAGACGACGTCCCGAACGATAGAAAGAGTGCCTTCTTCGGCAGTTTCGCTAACGTCTCCCGCGCCGGACGACTGCGCGCTTGCGGATTGCTCGGCCTCTTTCGAGGCATCCGCTTCGTCCGTTACCGGCAAGCCCTGTTCAAGCTCTTCGGTGTTTTCGATCTCAGGCAATGCCGATCTCCTGTTTGTGATGCACCAGAATTAACCTTTTGTCGGTTAATTTGCAAGACACTCGATACAGACGATACACGCTAGACAGCACGTTTCCTTTTTGAGCTGGCCCATCCTGCTTTTGCTGCCTCGGATTGGCGCACCTTATTTTCGGGAGTGCTCTTCGCCTCTCTTATCTTCTGGCTCTTTAACGCCCGCTGTTCGGGGTCAGCCCATTGCGCTTTCGCTTTTTCGCTCATGGCGCGCCTACGCTCTGGGTCAGCCCACATCTCTTTCTTTCGTGCTGAAATCTTAGCCTTGAACTCTTCTGTACATGTAACGGCGGCGCGCCCCTCCGCCTGTTTTCTGCGGTATTCTGGGTCCAGCCACAGAGCCTTGTTGCGTTTCTTAATCGCCTCAAGATACTCCGGCTCTGCGCACTTTGCTTTCATAGAAGCGGAAAGCTTTTTTCTCGCGGCGCGTCCATGCACGTGAATTGAAGACGCGCCCATGTAGTTCATGCCAGCCGGCTCCAACGTGTTCAACGTGTGGATCCAGTAAGCCTCTCTGTCGTTAAGGACATCCAAGGGAACTCGTTCCAACTCAACGAACTCGACGTTGCCCTCGCCGAGGCAGCGAAGTGCGTGAGAAACTGGATGTCTGTCGAGAAAATGCTTACGCGCCCTTGCTTGTAGTTTCTGCCTTGTCTGGCCCACGTAGAATATCGTCTCGCAGCCGCGCAGCCTTATCCCGTAAATGATACCTAAATCGCTCATAGTGCTTGCTGTACCTGATTTGAGCCCCAGGCCGGGTCAGAACCTGCCTGTTCTTCGGTCGGACGCGCCGCATTGGCCGATCCTTGCCCGCCCTGCGCGTTAGGGTCCGTCGTCGGGTCGCCGGTCGATAGCTGCGACATCTGGTTCGCGGCCATCATCGACGGCGTGCCTTCTGCGATGGCCTCCGTCAGATCGAGGCGGTCGTCGAGACGGCGAATGCTTTCGCGGGCCAGCCAGATCGGATCGATGCCCTGCATCTGGAGCAGGAACGGCATCATCTGCGTCCAGTTCTGGATTTCGACGGCCTGGTTCGGCTTGCCGGTGGAGCCCGCTTCGACTTCGAGGAACAGCTCGTCGGCGATGTCGGCGAGCGTCATCTGCGGCCAGACCGCACCTGGACCGGCCACCTTCATGACCGTCTCGGGCGACATTTCACGCAGCAGCACCTGGCCGGCGGCGCGAGCCACAGCGGTCAGGAAGGCATCGAGATCGTCGATCGACGAGCCGTCAGACGAGGCCGAGGCATTAGCCGCGATGGCGCTTTCCGTGGCCGTCGCGCGGGCGATCCCGCCGAACTGGCTCTCGTTCGTGCCGACGACCAGCGTGACGTCGCTGAAGATCTCGTTCGTGTCGTAGAGGTTCGGATCGACGCCCGGAACCGGGATGACGTCGAGGATGTCCGAAAGCTTCTGGTTCGGCGGTAGATTGACGCCGGTCGCCGTGAAGGCTTCTGCCGTCTCCAGGTTCTGAACGTCTTCCTTTTCGAGCGCGCCGTTGGAGAAGGAGTAGCGCGGCCGAGCGGCTTTCCTGTGTTCGCGCTTGCCCTGGCGGGAAGTGTTGTATTCCCGCTGCATGTCGTACATTAGGAACACGTCGGACGGCGGGAAAAGCTCGTCTTCGCTTTCGACCGCGTTGAAGGTCAGCGCGTAGACCGGCCAGAAGTCCTCGACGAAGACGTCGGGCGCGGCGGGCTCCCGCAGAAAGCGGTCGTAGCCGTCGGCGACGTAATAGACGAGACCGGACGTCTTGTCGTAGTGCTTCGAGACGCAGACCAGGCCCTCACCCTTGCCGACCTTGTCATAGTCCGGGTCGGTCTCGGCGGAAACCTGCGCATACGACTTCTCTTCCGGGCGCTGGCCCGAATAGTTGTAGCCGTTGTAGTTCTTGCCGATGTCGACGCCGAAGATCTCTTCGATCTGGTCGGGCGTGAACATGTAGTCGAGCGTCAGCCAGCGGGCGCCGACGAAGCCCGTCAGGTGCCGGGTCAGCTTGTCGGGGATGACCTTCGTCGACTGCGGAAAGTCGATGATCAAGCCTTCACGCAGCACGATTTCCGGCTCTGCCATGAGCGCGGCGATGGCCTTCTCCAGCTCCGCGATTTCCGGGTCGTCCGGGTCGATCGGGTTCTCGGTGTCGCCGATCTTCTCAGCCAGCGACTTCAGGTGCGACAGACGGGTGCGGAAGTCGCCGAGGGCCTGTGTCAGTTCGGGTTTCGGGCCGGTCTCGCGCTGGAAGCCGATCTCGATGTAGCCGACGCCGGTTGTACAGGCGCGGCGCACGAGCTGCTTCATGCCGGTCTTGAAGTCGAGCGGCTTCTGCTCGCGAAGCGCCTGGGCGAACAGGATCTCCAGCGTCTTGCCGATCTTGCCGATTTCCTGCCTGCGCTTCGTGCCTTCCTGGAAGTCCTGAACGGTGGCCTGCGCCTCTTCGAACGCCAGCATCATCTCCGGCGGGATCGTGGACGGATCGGCGCCGGGGTTCATCGCCAGCATCTGCTGCGCCTGCATGACGATCTGCATTGCCATTTGCAAGCTCTGCGGCTTCTCGTCCCAAACGCGATAATCAATGGTCTCGCGACGGCGCGCGACGGCCTTCGGGTTCTTCGCATAGAGCGAAGCGGTCTTCTGCTTGATGTGGCGGCCGGTGATGTTGGCCTTGTAGTAGTCGACCGGATAGCCCGGCTTGTGGCCGTGGCGGGCGACATACATGTCCTCGCGCATCTGCGCGAATGCCTTCTTGTGGTGCTGCTTGTCGGCCCGAATGCGCTTCAGGATCGTCTTGACCAGGTTCTTTTCAGACGCGCTCGGCTGCACCTCACCAGTCTGGTCCTGGTTCGGCAAGGGCGAATTGTCTTCTGCGCCGGTCATTTGTTCGGTGATGTCGAGAGACATAAGAGACACTTTCCTCAAAAGGCAACGGACGCGGAGCGCTTCGCCCGCTCCCAAGCTTTATCATTTTCCCGCAGCCATTGGAAGGAACCCTCCTTGGGCTTAGGCTTGGTGCTGGATGCAGAAGGACCGAACTGGTTTCCGAGCCCGAGGCCGATGTAGGCCATGGCGTCGGCAAAATCATCATGGTTGCCGTTTGGGAACGCGAGCAGTTCGTCAACCGCTTTTTCCGTCCACCAGGACTGCTTCGGGAAGTAGACCTTGCCCATGGCGACGCGAGCGGCGATCGACTGTGCGCGCTGCTCCTTGTCGTCCTTCGGCGTGACCTCAACGATGTTGATGAAGTTGCCAGTCTCTTGCATTCTCTTGTAGAGAAACGGCCCGATCGAGCCTGAAATGTGGCCTCGTTCCGCCCACCACAGCAGCGGTTTCATGTTGCCGCTTGCCAATTCGATCATGCGCTCGACCGCAACGTCTGTCGGCATTTTGGCCCAAATGCAGTCTAGAATGTAGATGTTATTCTGCTTGTCGACGCCGACCTTCACGAAGCATGACGGGTCGTTCCGCTGGCCGGTTTTGACCGCGTGGTCGCTGGCGCAGTAGATGCGCAATTCTTCTGGCAGCTCTGACGGCGTATAGTACTGGATCGTCTCGCGTCGGAACAAAATACCGTCCGCGACCGTGGGCCGCTGCTGCGTCAGCGCGGCAAAGCCGAGCGGATCGCGCCGCTGGTTGGCGAGATGGTACGTTACATCATAACGTGTGCCGTCGCGTCTAGCCTCGGGCCACAGTGCTTCGCCTGGCTTTCTGCCGAGCGGATCGTTTTCTTCGGCGAGACCGGGCAGACGAATGATCTTCCACTCGGCCGCTTCCTGCGCGTTGTAGTTCGGATTGTCCGGGTCTGTCAGACGGCCAATGATATCGTCAGAATGCCACCGGGTCATCGTAATGACGGTCAAGCGCTTGCCCATACGGCGATAGAGCGCGACCTTTGTGAACCAGTCCCACGCCTTGTTGCGGATCGTTTCCGATCTCGCCTCATCCGCGTCCTTGTAGAGATCGTCAACCAGAAGTAGATGTGCGCCTCTGCCATTGATCTGGCCGCCGCGGCCGGCACTGATGATGCGGCCGCCTTTATCCGTGACGATATTGTCTTTCGCGGTGCCGCCTTTGCGCAGTTTGTGGTGCGGAAAGACCTGCTTGTACTGCGGGGTGTTCATGATGGCGCGGATATCGGCGCCGAAGTCGTGCGCCAGGTCGTCGCCTGCGGCTGCGATGATGATGTCGTGCTCTGGATGGCGGCCGCTATACCAGGCGGCGAGGCGCTTGGTCGCAAGCTCGGTCTTCCCATGACGCGGTGGCATACAGAAGATGAGCTGCGTGATCTCGCCGCGCTCTACCTGCTCCAGCACCTTCGCGACCTCAATGTGGAACTTCGCGGCCTCGTATCGGGTCTTCGACACATCGTTTATGTGCTCAGGATCCGGCATCGTAAATTTGGTGAATGCCAGCAAATCGTCCCGCGCGAGAAGAGCCGCTTCCTGGCGCTTCACCGCCTCCAACTGGCGGTCGAAGGTTTCCGCCATCTTCTGCGGGTCGACGAAGTTGTAGCGCTTGCCCGTGCGGGGATTGATGCTGTTGGGGTTCGGCATTATCGGCTCCTAGCCACTGCTGAGGCCGCCGCCCACGACAAAACCGACAACCGCGACGATAAAGGCGCCCGCGAAGCCCCACAGAAGCTTGTTGATGCCGCTCTCGATCTTGGTGATGCGGTTCTCGATCGACTTGATGTCTTTTTCCATGGCCTCTTCCCGCGCCGAGCGGGTCACGTCGGAGACGCGACGATCTTGCTGGATGCTTTCGAGCGTCTTCACGCGCGCATCCATCGCGGCCGAGTTGGCGACGAGTTCGGTAATCATTCGAGAGATGTCGCTCGAATTGCGTTCCACACCGTCCATCCTGCGAAGCAGCGTATCCATTGTCTCGGGCATTTGCTGCTCCATTCCGTCTACCAGCACTTAAGTCGCTCACCGTTTCGATCGTTGCCGATCACTCGTTCGTACCCCGGACGATCCGCTTGGATCAGCGCGACCGTGCCGGCGGGCGAAAGGTTATTCCGCGCCCACCCCGCGCAAGACTGAGCAGGGCTCGATTGGCATCCGGCTAGACCGAAGGCCAGCAACGCACAGATCATAATCAGACATGCTCTGGAGCTTCGCATCGTCGCCTCGCCTTTCCGCATCTGCTTTCGCCGTCGCAACGGCCTCTTCCGCGATCCGCTGATCGTAGCCGGCGCTTTCGCCGCGCCAGTGTCCGACCTGATAGCCAAGCGCCAGGCCAACAACCGCGCCGACGCCGAGCTTCAGCCAGTCAAGCAGGCCGATCACAGGTTTGCCCTCGACCGCCGGGCCATTTCGGTGATGACACCGGACACGAACAGGTAGATGGGCAGGTATTCCGCCGGAACATACGAGGCGAACAGGGACGGATCGAACGTCGCCAAGACGGTGATTACCGCCGCGACAGCCATCTGGAGCCGAGCCCAAAAGATCGTTTCGCTGTCTTTGAAAAATGCTCTGATGCGCTGCCACATTGGTTTCACTTTCGGAAAAAGCGCGCCAGAACCGCCCCGAGGACGGTCCAGAAGCTTTGTACCGGCGCGGCTGGAACGGGTTGCGGTGCTGGCGGTGTCTTCGGGCCGGGATCATCGACGACGAACGGCTGCGGCTGGTAGCCCGCCGCAACAAGGGCCTTGTGGAAGTCGCGGTGATAGCCGCTGATCTTGGCGTCGGTGCCGTCGTTGCCGTTAACGATGCGGCGCGGGTGGCTCTTGGTCGGGGCGTTCAAGGCCGCTGGGAAATCATAGTCGTCCAGCTTCTTGCCGGTGAACAGGCCGTCTCTCATACCGACGACTGCGGTTGCCGCGCCGATATCGGGGTCGAGAATGCGGTTCTTGTCGGAGACCAAATCGACGCCGATGGCCTTGCCAATCTTCTCGTAGTTGGCCTGGTGCGTGAGCTGGATCGGGCCACGGCCAAACCATCCGTCGCGCCAGTACGGCGTCTTCACCCACGAAAGCTGTCCGTTCTTCCAGGCCGCGTCGAGCCGGGCGATAACGGCGGCGTCGGACGGGTTCTTGTCCTTGTGCGATGCGTAGACGGTTTCCTTGATCGGCAGCATATACGTGCCGGTCTCGTGGAAGACCTGGGCGAGAATGTTGGCGATGTGGTGCGGATCGGTGACGCGATATTTATGACAGGCGCGCAGGATCGCCTCGACGCCGCGGACCTGCTCGGCAGACATGCGCCCGCCGAACGGCGCTTTTCTGACGGCGCCAAAGAACGCTGTTCCGGGTGCTGATAGCTGCATGTTGCGCTCTGTATCGCGTTGAAGATGACGAAAGATACACAGCCGGGACGCGAAAGGCAAGAACTCCCGGCCTGGGCGGATGGTCTGCCGTTGACGGCGGGCGACTGGCGCGGGAAACGGTATCGGAAAGATTAATTCGAGCCTCGCGCTGGAGATGACGAAAGATACACAACCGGGGGCGCGAAAGGCAAGAAACGGCCTTTCTTTGGTCCGTATCAGCAAGAGGTTCCGGTGTAGTTCTGCCAAACCTGCATACGGGCGAGCCGAGAAGCCTGGACGGCGGGCGATACGTGCACGCCGTCACCAAGCATCGAACCTGACGTTGGCGCTCCAGAAGCCACCGTACCCCCAACAGCAGGCGCGGCGTTTGTGAAGGTATTCGGCCACCACCAATCCCAAAAAATATTATTGGAGATTGACGTGAGCGGGTAGAATGCTGCGTTCAACGCGTCACGCTCGGCAGAGTTTCCAAACGACGCCGAGGCTGGAGGCACGGGCCACACGACGACTTTAGAGCCTTGCGCCTTGAAGGCGCTAATAATCGTCTGCATGTCCTGAACAACGGTTGCCCGTTCGGCGGCATAACCCGCGGATGCAATAAAACCATGGTCGATGTTGTTGGTCCCGACCATGATGTGAACGAGCTTAGGCTTTGTCATGCCGGCGATCTGCGGAGCCATTATCGCGAGGTCGCGGATGCGAGCGCCACCAAAACCGGCGTTGACTAAATGGCAATTGGCGACTGTATTCCACCAGAACGCCTCGGTGTTACTGTCGCCGTAGATCACAACATCCCCAGTTCCGAGCAGTCCATTTTGCTGCGAAATAATCGCAAGTCGATTGTCAAAATGAACTTGCCAGTAATTGGCGGCGAAAGCCTGAACCGCTAGTGCGATAGACGCGAGGAATGCCGCGACCAGTTTCATTTACGATATCCTTATGGCAAAACCAGTAAATTTTACGTTTGCTGCGCCGGTGAAGATTGTCGTGCCGCCAGAGGCTATACCGGTTGCACCGCCGACATCTCCACTAGGAACTTGCCATTGCGCGGTTGAATTGTTGAGCCTTTGGATGGAGTAAAACCATGTGCCACCCGCAGGCAATGCCGCGGCAGACCCAGTCGAAATTGAGTTGAAGTCGAAGATCTGGCCAACGCCAGCCGCCGTCTTTGGCAGCGGCGCGACCAGACCGGCAACGATCGTATACACGGCAGTTGCGTCAAGGTCAGTAGGAGCGCCTGTTCCTGCGCCGGACGCGCGGCCCTTGATGGTCGCCTGTGTCATGTTTGCCAAGTCCGCGTTGGCGACCGTGCCGTCCGCGATCTTGGCTGAAGTTATCGCTCCGTCCGCGATGTCGCCCGTCGCGATCGTACCGTCGACGATCTTCGCCGACGTCACGGACCCGTCCGCAAGATCAGCCGTAACGATCGTACCGTTTACGATCTTGGCCGATGTAACCGAGTTGTCGGCCAGCTTCACCGTTGTGATCGAGCCATCGGCAACAGAACCGGCCGCCGCCGCCAGCGCGACCTGCGCCCAATGGTAGGCCGATTTGTTGACCGGGTTCACGCCGTCGTTGACGTCCACGCCGGATGCCGCGCTTGACCACTGATAGGCGTAGTCGCGGGCCGTTGCCGAGAGGCTGGCAGCGGCCGCTGCGTCGTCTGCAAAACCGTCGGCCTCGTTCCGCGATGTCAGCGCGTTGCTGGCGTAGCCAGAGGCAGCCGTTGCAGACCCGGAAGCTGCCGTGGCTGATGCGGCTGCGGCGACCGCGCTGTCCGATGCGGCATCAGCAGACGCAGCAGCGGCCTCGGCTGAAGCCAATGCGCCGGAGCCCACGCCGGCCCGGACAGTCGCGTCCAGGCTATCCAACGTCACGATCTCGTTCTTCAGCGCACCGTCAGACCGGCGCACGTTCTTGATCGCATCGACGATCTCGCCGATCGACGCCTCGACGTCCTCCAGCTCGGCATCGACCTGCAAGCCCGGCAGTGGGGCCGAGGGGTTGCTGGCCTGGTAGTCGGTAAAGGAATAATCGCGGGTGTATTTCGAGGGGTCACTCAAAATCGTGGCTCCGGCTGTCTGTTTCGCGTTGCACGATACAGACGATACGTCGAAAAGGCAAACAAAAACCCTCCGCCGGGAGGACAGCGGAGGGTTTTCAATTGGGAGACGACCAAGCCACCCGAAGTTGCCCTGGGAGGGCGTGTCTCTTGTAGCGTTGTCGGAACTGATTTGTCAAGCGACGGACGATACGCTTCTTGCGGCGTAAAAATCTCCTCGAAGCCGTTTTGCGGCAGCTTCATAGGCCCGGTGTGCTTCAATTTCCGTGTCGTACAGGCCGATTTTGAGGCGCCGGCCGTCGTGTTTGATGTAGGCGACCCATTTTTGGCCTGTCGACCGTGTTCCTCGAAGTTTTCTGGCCTGAGGGCCGCGGAAAGTACGGTTCTGAGCGTTCTCCGAGTTGGTGGCAGGACGCAGGTTGACGAGCCTATCATCGTCTCGCTTTTGGTTTATGTGATCGACGGTTTCTGCCTCTATCCCGTATGCCATCAGAAGGGCTACGCGGCCCGCGCGAAGCTTGTATCGACGCCCCCTGTAGAGAACCTCGCCTCGGCGGTAGCCTTTCTCGTTGGTTTCCGTAAACGCTCTAGTTCCTGCATACCGCGCGTTCCAGCTTTCTGCGTAGCCGGCGTCCCGGAAGTGGTGCGCCGGTCGGCGCTTCCAAAAGAAATTTCCGGTATGCGCTTCGTACACGAAGCACTCGACCAAAAACGATAGGGGTGGTAGAGGTTGATAAGCCACAGCGCGTCTCCGTCGCGTTCGAGGTTAAAAGGCCGGAAGCGCTCCAACGCTGTCCGGCCTTTGTTCATTTTGCGACCCTTTGTCTCTCGCGTCAAGATACAGACGATCAGTCGTCGCCAAACACGAGATGGTGCTTCGCGCGCTCCATCAGCACCAGCGTTTCGCCCACATTGGCGTTGCCGGTGATCCAGATATCGCCGTCCTCGTTCTGTGCCAGCACCATGAGCGTCACAAAGCCCTGACCCTTGGCGTCTTCCAGCACCTGATCCGGGTCGAAGCGGTACTCGTCGCCGACGGTCTCGGGATTGAGCTGAACGATCTCTGCGGTCATGAAAATTCCTCTAGTGCACGCTGCAAAGCTCGATCCCGGCTTCCCGCGCAACCGCCCGAACACCCTCCAGGCTGGAAATCAGGATCGGATCGCCGTCTTCATCGCACAGCAGCCAGCGGTTCTCTTCTTCGTGGATGATCGGCACGGCGTAGCCGATCCCCGGATAGGGCAGAAAGTCCGGTGCGTCCGGGTCAAACGGTTCCGACACGATTGGGGGCCTCGCATGTCACCTGATCCCACCAGTTCGGCCGATAGGGCGTGCCTGTCGACGGGATCGGTGTCGGAAGAGGCGTGCGAAGCGGGTCGATGTACGGCCCGAAGATGCGCGGGCTCGGCAAAACCGGGGCAAACGGCGACGTTGCGGCGCGCTTCCAGCGGGTCTTGCCGATCCGGCAACGCCGGACTGCGCGATTGATCTCGTTGGCGATAACGCGCTCGGTGTGGCCTGGGTTGTAGATTTCCGTGTGGCTCATGTCAGTTGGCCTCCGTTGGTCGTCTAAGCGCGGGCGGGTCTGGTTTGCGTCAACGGTCTACCGCCATCCGTATTGCCGGGGCTGGCCTTGAACAATTGCCCCGTCCCGGTCAGTTATCGCCCTGTCTGGATGCCGCGTCAAGAGACAGACGATACGCCCAGATCGATCTTGGCCGGAAAAATTGAAAAATGGCCCTCGTTTCAATTTCGGTCGTAGAAGCCCGGTGACGGCAGGGGTGGGGGTTCCGGGCTGTCGGGTACCGGAAAATACCGAAACGCGTGCTGAGGGCCTGTCTGTGGCCGGAACAGACGCTACAGACGAGACAATTGGAGGGTGGAAGGGCGTTGCAGACGCCGAAACCCGGTTCGGATGGTCAGGACGGGGTGTCTGGATTGGTTTTTCGGCTGCAAATTTGTAGCGGTGCCCGCCGCCGTCTCCGGGTCGCGGTTCGGACTGTCGGCAGGGGGTGGGGCGGCCCTCGTCAAGCCGGTCCCGGCCTTCGCGCCCTCGTCGATCGTCGAGGATGGCGCGCTAACTACGTGCACAACGTAGTGGACACGCCTTGGTTTGCAGGGCTTCCGGGCTGTTGTTTGGTAGCGCTTTGCAAGCTTTCAGTCAAAAGCACTGCCTGATTGCGGCGTTTCGCCCTCGATCACGGTGGCTTGTTCGCTCAGTGCCTTCAGCATCGCGTCACGCTGGCGTTCCAGCTTTGAGGCGTGCTCTCGCAGCTCCGTTGCCGTCATTTCGTGCGGCTCTTTCATCGGCGCGTTGCCGTCGTTTACGTACATTCCTGAGGCTTTCATCAGCTCAGTGGCGGCGCGTAGCTGCGTGTTTGCCGGCAATGTGGTGTCTAGCGCGATGCGGGTTGCTACCATCACACCAATGGCCCCCGCTTTCTCATGCAGGAACCTTGCAGCGGCCTCCCTGGACGCTTCTGCGACCTCAGGCCGCTTCATCAGTTTGTTCGCAGCGACGGCGGGTTGCTTGTACCCCGCTTTCATCGCGGCGATGTGTGGATCATTGGTTTCGCCCATGTGGTGAATAAATGCCCTTTCGCCTGGCGTGAACCGTCCCGAAACATACGGCAAGGCCGAACCTCCGTATCGATGTTACGATATAACATGTTAGCCGTTGCCAACAGTTTCCGCAAATTAACCTAAATCTGGTTAATTGCAATCTTTGTCGTTTTTGTCTCTTGACTTCCGATACAACGTAAGACATTTTGCACTTGTAAGACATTTCAACCCGCACCGGAGACGACCAATGACCGATCAACCTCAGTTCTGGGCCAAGCGCGGCAAGACCATCGTTGGTCCCTTCCCGTCACGCGATGAAGCCCTCGCCGCCTTCTATGCGGCCAATCCGTTCAAGAAACCGCTTTACCTCGCAACGGCCAAGGCCAATGAGGTTTTGACCGGATATGGATCGACAGGCCCGAACTTCGATATGCGGTGGCATCCTGCCCGAGTGCTTCCCGCCTGACCACGCCCGCACTGTCTCGTTTGTCCACCACACTCACCCCTTGCATGATTGGAGCAATCACCATGACCTTCGATACCACCCACAAACCCAACCGCGACAAGCTGTCACCCCATATCGTGCTGCTGATGGATCGCGCCTTTTACCGCAATCGCGCCGCTGGCTTGAACGTGCAATTCATCGGCGAAACAGGCGATCTTGACGAATGGTCGTTCAACGACGTGGCGCACCGTGACGCCTTTGCCGCCAACCTTGCCCGCAACGGCACCGAATACGCCTTTTCCGCCTGATTTGCCCTCACTGTCTCGTTTGTCTCGAAAGGACCAACCCAAATGACCAAGAACCCCAAAGCCGTCCGCTTCAATGATGGCAACGTTTACGCCTATTCCGACATTTGGGACCGCGCCATTGCAGCGGGCGAATGTGTCGCCTTGTTCGGCAAGGAAGCCGAAACTGCCTTGCACGAGTACCGCCGCGCCGAATTGCTCGACATCGTGAAGGTCGGATCCACCCTGACCGCCGTATGCACCCACTACAACCGCAACAGCGGATCTGCCCGATACAAGGTTTTCATTCCCGCCGTATCGCCTGAAGGTCGCACCTACATTCGCAACATCACGCGACAGGTCGCAGCACTCGTCGGTTTCCGTCTGTCCAAGGACGACGAGATCGTCATGGGCGGTTGCGGTTACTCAAAGTCATTCCAGATCGGCTATTCGCTCGGAAACGTTCTGTGGCCGAACGGCACGCCGGAAGCCCATGGCACGCGCAACGGCGAACCGGATCACTGTGGCGGGTACGCAATCGCGGTGGACGGCGCATGATCCACACCCTCGCATCCGCCGCAGCCATGGCCGTGTTTATCGTTGGCCTGTCTTTCGTCCTCATTGGCCTTTGAGCCGTCACCGGGAGTTTTCAACATGCAAGCCTATTTCGATTTCGTCGCCCCTTGTGAAGCCGCTGGCGCTGTTCAGAACAAGAAAGGCGAGTGGCATTTGCCAAGCAAGCCCAATGAAGCTTATTGCGCGTCGCAGTTCCTGCGGGAGCATGGCCTTGACCCGTTGCGGGTGGATCCGCCGAAAGGCCGGACCTTCGCCGCGATCCGCAAAGCGCATTCGACGTTCACCCCTGAACGGACGCCGGGCGATAAGGATTGGCAAGCGATGCGAGCCTTTCAGTACATGGCCGCAATGCGTGGCCGTGAGACAGGCTTTCAGGAAGGCCGCTATCACCACATTCGCAACGTTCGCTTTGACGTTGCCCCTGATGGCTCGCGCCGGGTCCGCTATGTCTTCACAGACCTTGACCGGGATTGGGTTGACGTTCCGCATTGGGACTTCACGCCTGAGATCATCGACCTGAGCATCAGCGAGGCGGCATGACCTACCTGATCTTGTTTGCCGCCGCCGTGGTCCTCGTGGTCGCGGCACCGGCCCTCATGTTCGGGCGCTTGATCGAATTGATCGTGCAGAGATCCCGCCGCTGACTGAATGGCCGCCACGTGCGGCCTTTTCTTTTTGTCTTACAGAGGGCCCTTTCTCTTTCGTGTCTTCAATTCGGCTTTCAACACGTGACAAAACCGGGGCATTGGTCAAAGTGGTCAAACCTAAAGGATGTTTGACCACTTGACCACTTTTTGCCCGCAGCGGCTTGACCACTTTTGACCACTTTTGACCACTTTCGCTAGGCCATTGATTATTAAGAGAAAACGCTTTGACCACTCGTCTGACCACTTTGCAAATTGGCTGATTTCCACCGTCCGCGCCGACATTTTGTCAAAGCGCCCTTCTGGACGCCTCTTTTCAACAATTGTCTTACGGAATTTTGCGAAATATCTTCCAGCTTGCCTGCCAAGAAATCGATCAATTCGGACGCGCCAACGCCTTCGTTTTCATCCTCGTTAAAGGCGTCCAGTTCCGCCACGGCCGCAGCGACTATTGCTTCCGATGGGGTCAACGCCTCCACTTGCACGGCCGTAGCCTCTGCATGGCTGATGAGCCTCACAGAGCACGATGTGACCGGATCACCGTCCGCATCCACACCCAACGTGTGGACGTCGAGCGTGAACGGGCTGGACCAGTTCTTGTCCAGATCGCGTTGTTTCTTCGCCGCGATGACGCCTTCGGACACTTCAATCTCCGTGTCCGTTGCCGCCCTCAACAGCGAATGACCACGGGCGCCCGCCGCCTGGTTCTTGCCGGAATGATGCACCACCATCAAATGCGCGTTGGTGTGCTCTCGCAGCTTGTCGAAGTTGGTGACGATCTGGCCCATATCGACGGACGAGTTTTCATCACCCCCTGCAAGCGCCCTGGACAGCGTATCGACCACGATCAGCGACACGGGAACCCCAAGGCTCTTGATCGCGTAGATCAACGGCACAAGGTCAGCATCCGGCCGCCGCAGATCGATCGAGCTGCGCAGCAGATGAAAGTCCACATCCGCCGTCGTGCCGTATTTCATGCAGAGCGCGGAAAGCCTCTTGGTAATGCTGCGGCCACCTTCTGCGGACAGATAGATGACATGGCCCCTTGTCGTCTTCATGCCGGCATAAGACAGCCCCGTCGCGATGTGATAGCCGATATCGACCGTCAGGAAGGTTTTGCCAACGTTCGATTGACCATAGACCACAGACATGGCCCCTTGATCCAAAAGGCCCTTGATCAGTGGCGCAGCAGCCGTTGTGAGCGCCGTGGCCGCAGCATCATAGAAGGGCTCGAAAACGAATTTGGCCGCTTTCTGCTGGATCTCTTCAAAACGATTTGGCAACTTTTCGGGCGGAGGGGGTACGTCGTTTTCCGGGTTGCTGGCTTCGTCCTGATCGAACCATTCTTCCGGCTTCACCTTGCCGGGCAGAAAGTCAGGATCCACCCCGCGCGCCAGCTTGACCAGCGTTCCGGCTGAAATGTCTTTGGGCGGGTATCGGCTAATGTGGTCCCACTTGTAGGCCACGGCGTCGGCGTCACCTTTGGGGTTCTTCTCACTCCAGAAGGTGCCGGCATCCAGCCCGTCAACCGAACCGTGCGAAGCGTCATAAAAAGCCATGAGCGTGTTTGACCAGCCATCCCACTCGACGCGCTCGTCGTTCGGGATCAACTCGGCCGCCCGCATCAGGTCTTCGCGCGACCATGCCTTTTCGGTCTTGAAACCTTCGCCGTTTTCACGCGCCGCTGAGGTGCGCCGGTCGATTTCCACCCCGGCGGCTTCTGCTGCACGTTCCAGTTCCTCGACGGCCCATGACAGCTTGATATCACGCGCCGGGCTGCCGCCGATCACTTCACACAGCCGCGGCTCACCCTTCGTGTGCCATGACCCAGGCATTCGCATAGGGTGCGAGATCGTGATGCCTGTGTGGTCTGCACCGGCCAGCTTGGCCGCCACGCGCCGTGCGTGCTTCAGGGCGGCAAGATCCTCCCTTGATCGGGCGGGCTCGCCTAGGCGCCAGTAGGCGTGCAGCTTCGGTTGACCCTCCCACATGCCGCCAGACGCGACGAGGATTGTCGGCTCGCCCAGGATCTCGACCAGCGCGGCCAAAGCGGCTTGCGGGTTCTTGTCCAGTTCTGCGGCCAATGCGGGCGCAGCAACGACGTTGCTTTCGCCGGCAAAGCGGTTGTCGCCCTTCTTGTTCAGCTCGTTGCCGAAGATCGCCACAGGCGGCGAGAAAACCGCCCTGTCCTCCCCGGTCAGGTTCGCCACCAGCGTTGCGACCGCGACCGTCTCGCTGACCAGATTGCGGTCGAAAGGCACCCACTTGTTCACGACAGGCGGGCGCCCTTCCCTTGCGTGCTCGAAGGCTCGAAGGGTGAACCACCCCTCTATGCCCGCGCAGTGCTTGAAGATTGTATTGAGAAAACGGCGCGTGTGCGCCTCGTCGGCTTGCAGCATGAAGCTGTCCATCTTTTCGTGCTTCACGGCTTGGCTCCGAACTCGAAGCGAGCCTGCCGGGCTGCTTTGGCCGCTGCGTCCATGCGCTCACCGCCAAGACTGCTAACGAAACGCATCGCGGACATCAGGCCCGTGAAATGCGGATCATCTTCTTTTATGTGCTCCCGCGCTTTTTCGCCCTCTTCGTGCATCGCGGCCACCCAGTTCACCGGCGCAACGCCTGGCGTTGTATGCAGCGCGGTGGCGATGATATCGGTTATGTCTGATCCGTCTTCGCTAGGCTGCCACTTGAGATTTTTCATTATCTCGAAAGCAAGAGCCAGGATGTTGGTGAGAAGTTCGTGCGCATCTTGCTTGGTGAGCGCCGCGATGTTCCCGCGCGCTCCGGCTGCGTCGAGCATATATTTGACGATGTGCGGGTCGCCTATGAAGGCGTGTCCGGCGGGAACACTGTAGGTGAAGCATTCAGTCTGCGGCTTCTCCAGCAGGTCGATCGGGTCTCCTGCAAATAGAAAGCACGGGCAATTCTTCGCGACTGACAGATCCATCAGCCGCTCCATATCGTTGTCACCGGGTGTAGGCATGCGGCCTTTGATCTCAACGTAGGTGTCCAAGTCGGGGAAGAAAAAGTCGGGCAGATAACGCCCGGAAGGCAGTTCAAAGCCCTCTTCCTCGTAGGTCCACGCAAGACCAAGTTTATCAAAGGCGACTGCCCATCGCGCTTCTAGGCGTGACCTGAATTTGTAATTCTTATAGACGGTTTCGATGGCGCGGGGCTTTCCAGCCGCACCGTGCTGCGGTATATGTTGGGTCATGTTTTCGCTCCTATTCAGCGGGGACTATGGGAGCGGCGGGCTGTCGGACGGCACCGCCGCTTCCGCGTTTACGGGTTAGCGGTTCCAGGGTGCTTTGACGCCCACGAGGTCGTAGAGCGGGCGCAATTCGTCCCGTGTCTCTTTATCCGCAGAAATTGGCATGAGATTGCACTCGACGAGCAGGGAAGCATGGTCCCAATACACGTCAGCCTGCTCGATTGCCGTCTCTCGCGAGACATAACCGACGCCGTCGCATTTCTTGCACGAGTGCGGTGCTTCAACGAAGAACAGGTTCTCGTCGATGCCCGTACCTTTGCACGGGCGGCACGTGAAAGCAGCATGTGGGGGTTTGCCAGACAGTAAGGTGTCATATATTGTAGTCACGGTGATCGCTCCTTCATAGCGTGATCCGTTATTGAGCGGCGCATTCTTGCCGGTGCGCCGCTCCTTCTTTTTCAGAAGATGACCACTATAACCCCGCCCCGTCTTGTCTGTCCATCACGGACGAGACAAAAGATACATCACTCGCGCGGCTTCAGGACCAGCTCATACCCGAGAACTTCCGCGAGGGCTTCGACGTCCAGGATCGTCGGGGAAGACAGTCCGTGCTTCCAGCGCGACAGGCTGACCCGATGGCATCCCGTTTCACGGGCCACCGCAGCAGCCGGCAAGTCGGTGCGGTCGATGATGTCGAACAACTCCCGCACTACCTTGCTGGCTGTCTCGGCCGGCTTCTTGACGCTGTGCAACGCATACCCGGCGCGTCCCGCAGGACGGCCATTGTTTACTCTTCCATCTGACACTGAGCTTGCCCTTTTCGTTTGTTGATGCCGTTCAGCACCGTCGTCTTGTCCTTGCCCAGATACCGGGCCGCCGCTGCGATGTTGCCGTAGTGCGCCACCACATGAGCATAGATCTCGAACCGAACGATCATGCGCTTGGCCCGTCGCCCGACATGGATAGCCTCGTGGGCCGTCAGCCCGTATTTCGCCGCGATCGCTTCGACCTCGGCGTCCAGCTTCTTTCTCGGCGTGGTCATTGCGCCTTCTCCTTGAGAAAACCCGGATATGGCAGCCAGTGCGTGAATTGCACCGATACCGGAACCTCCATCCAAAAGTTGCCGCTGCTCTTCTGCAAGAACGAGCCGTCCATCTGCTTCGAGACGATAAGCCAGCCATAGCCCGGCTCATACGCCAGCATCTGCTGACCAGGCTGCGCAGTACTGATCGGCTGACCGACTGTCAGGCGTTCGATCTCGTCAACCGCTTCCTTCGCCGTCTTGAAAGCGTTTTCGTCAAAGCCGCAGGTGCAAGTATATTCTCGACCTTGGCATCCCCGGTCATGATCTTCGCGCCAGATGCGGTTAAGTCGTTCTACTAGGTCACTCATCAATACCTCCCTCGTCCAGCAACCACGTCTGCACGCCCGCTTCTTCGAACATGGTGGCCGCCGCTTCGAACTCATCCGCCGGCATGGACGTCTTGCCGGGGCCGACCACGACGCAGACGATCCCTGCCTGGATCAGCGAGCGACTGCATGATGAGCATGGATGATGGGTCACGTAGACCGTGCAGCCCTTGGTGTGGATACCCTCACGGGCGGCAAAGGCGACGAGATTTGCTTCGGCGTGAGAGGCGAAGAGATACTTCGCCGGCCGCTCCCGCCGCTCGGGCAGATCGGCCACGCCACGCGGTGGGCCATTGTATCCGCTCAACCGGATCTCGCCATCAGGGCCGACGAGAACCGCGCCGACCTGTGTGCTGTCCTTCGACTTCTTCGCCGCGTGCAGCGCGAAGCCCATGTAGTATTCCTGCCAGTCAATCATGGCTGATCTCCATACTCTTTGCGCAGGATCCGCCGGGCGCGCTGCGCAGACTTTCCGGTCCCGGCGGCGAGATGGCGCAGCTTGCGCTGGCGGTCAGCATCGCGTTCCGGGTCGGGCGTTCCCCGGTACTGGATCGCGCAGATGGCGTGCTGCACCCGAAAGGCACCTCGGAACAATTCGAAATGGCCGTCGCCTGGATCGACGCGCAGGCCGCAGCGATAGCAAGTGCCAGCGTACTTGTTCCTCACGAGCCGCCCTCCAAAACACCACGGGCCATCTCAACGGCGCCGGGCTCGTCGAAGCACCGATAGTTGCCGGTGGCGCGCAGATACGCATTGGCCGCCGCGTCGTCGTAGGCGGCGATCTTGCGGAGGGCGTCTTCGAGGGCCACAAGCCTGTCGATGTCGCCCATGTGCCGGGCGACGTTGTCCCGCGCGATCTCGACCAGTTGATCCGTCGGCAGGCTGTCGATCAGGCCCGGTGCATCCTCGCCGCCGGTGATAGCCAGGCCAAGCCGGTAACGATCCTGCTTCAGATTTGACACCTCCAGTTCAAGCTTGGAGATGATCTTCATCAGGTTGTCGCAGTGCGCGTTCCAGCCGATTACAGGCTCGACTTGGCGAACAGTCGCGCCTTCACCGAACTCACCGGGCTCCCGGTAATTTTCATAGGTCATCGTGCGTCCTCCAGAAGTTCGACGTCGATCATCGCGCCGGATTGCAGATCCAGCGTGTTCTCGGCGTCCACGTAGGCCGAGGCCGCCGCGAAGTGTTCGTTGCGCTCGTTTTGGAGCGCGGCGATCTGCGCGTCCAACTGCATGACACGGCGAAGATGCCGGCCACGCTTGGCAGCAATGCGGGAACGCTCGCGTTGCAGCGTCCCGGTGCGGATCAGTGTGAAGAATTTCATGGTCGTCTCCGATACAGAAGATACAGTGAGGGCGTGGAAAATCAGCGCGTGAGGTACTTCGACTTCGGCCGATCCTCTTCGTGCTTCAGCAGCTCGACAAAGAGCGAGTCGGGTATCTCGTGCCAGTGATCACCGTCCCAATTCTCAATGGACCAGTAGCACTTGCCGCCTTCTCGCTTGACGGACAGGCCGCCGTAGTAGTTGCCGATCTCTCCGATCTCGGTGCATTCAACATCAGGTTTGTCAGTCATGGTCGTCTCCTTAATCAAAAACTGAAGCCGCCGGTGCTTCCGGCTCGGGCTCCGTGGGTTCATTCAGCTCGGCGCGGGCCGCGGCGAGGGCCTTGCGGTAATCGTCCAGCATCTGATCAAACATCTTGTTCGAAGCGGCTGCCTTCTTCGGCGAACGCTCCAACAGACTGATCGCTGCGGCCAGACTAGACATGACCCGCATCGTCGCTTCGCGCGATAATGTCGGCTCGGGCTCCGTGGGTGTCAGTTCAGGGAATGCCTGGGCAATCACTTCGGCCACGGTCGGCGCCGTGAACGAAAAGCTCTTGCCCTGGGCGTCGATCATTTCCAGCGTGACGGGCTGGCCCGGCTCGTAGAAATACAGCGCGCCGGACAAAGCCGGGTAGCGGGCGCGGATGTCGTCGATGATCATGACGGCACCTTTCCGACGCCACTACAGCCGTAACGATGCCCGTTTGCTTTGCCGCAAAGCGGGCAGATGACGAAGACTGTTTTGCTCATTCGAACACGCTTTCTGCCGTTGTCGGCGGTTCAACCGGCCCGATCGCGTCGCTCAACAGCTCGACGATCTTGCGGCTCTTGGTCGTGCGGTCTTTCTTTGCCCGGACCTTGATGGCCTCGTGCAGCTTGGCCGGGATGCGAACCGTGACGGAATTGGTCGGAACCCCGTATTGCGGGGCTTTGGATTTCTTGCGGGGCATTGGTGCTCCTGTTGTCAGTCGAGGTATTGTGTCTCAGCCTGGATGATGTCGGGCTTCTCGACCACTTGCCGCAGGATCTCGGACAGACCGCCGGCACAGATGGTATAGCCCTGATTGGTGTATTTCAGCAGGCGGCGCATACTGGCCGTGCCGAAGGTCAGGCGATGCGGCACAAGCCGCTTGCGGCCGAGATCCCACAGTGAATAGTCGCCGCAGACCAGCCGAACCCCGTCGAAGCCGAATTGGCAGAGCGTGAAGTCGAAGCTGTCCAGCACCGCTTCAAGGCTGTCGTACCACTGCGTCGTGATCGCCTGGACTTCGATCTCAGGCTGGTACTCGCTGAACTCGTCTTCGCCAACTGACTTCGGCGCGACCGATGGCAGCCGGAACGTGGTGTTGTGATCATTCTTCGACACCTGCCAGCCGCCAGCGGCCTTGATCCGTTCGCAGAACAGATTGAACTGGCCTTCCGAGGCGAAGAAGAAATCGAAGTCGCTGTCGAGAGGCTGCCGCAGCAGCGTGCGCCTGAGCGCCCCGCCCGCCAGCCAAGGGCCGACGTCGCTGACAGCGGGAAGTCGCTCCAGCGCTTTCAGAAGTTCGTGTTCTTCCGGCAGCACGTCACTGGAGCGGGCAAAGAAATCGGCGAAGTTATGGGTCTGCATGATTGTCTCCTTCGTTGGCTTGGTCTGGTTCAAAACGTATTACGTTTGTACCGTGCTGTAAAGGGACAAAAGAGACAAATTAATCCTTCTTGTAACGTTTGGATCGGAAACCGCCCGCAGTGAGCGGAAGCCCGGCAGCCCACGACGGCAGCTCGCAGATCAGTCTTTCGAAGTCGGCCAGGTCGCCGTAGCCGATCGGCACTTCCGTTAGAATTTCGTCATACACGGTCGCGATGATTGGATAGCCCGCAGCTTCCGCCTTGAACATGCCGTTGACCAGAATGTCGCGGGCGATTGCCTGGGTATTGTTCTCGGCGAGAAGGCCGCCGTAGAGCCCATAGCGCCGCCACTTCTTCGTCTTGCTGTCGACGCCAAGAACCGTGACCTTGTCCGAGGTGGCCCCCTCGATCTTGACCGTCCCCTTCACCTCGCCGGCCTCGGCGGCTTCCTTGTCCATAACCTCGCTGTCCGACCACGTTCCGTCGTCCAGCTTGACCTTGGCCCAAACTTGAGCCTTCAGCTTCGGCGTTCCGTATGCGAGGCATCGGCCACTCGGCAGCCGCGCCCACAGGAAGCCGTTCTTGAACAGGTAGTCGACCTTGGCAGCACCCACGATCCGCCCCGGCGAAGCAACGGCCTCGCGCACCGCGTTCTCCAGATCCTTCCATGACTGCGCGATGGCCGCGTTCTGCGTGCGCCAGCCAAGCTTGACGATCTCGCAGGCGATCCAGGCGTCGCGGGACAGTTCGACCGTTCCAGACAGGCCGCGCTTGGCCTGCCCCTCGTAGCGCTTCGTCGCCTTTTCGATGCGTTCCTGATCGGCCTGCGCAATGATATTCGCGGCGATGCTGTCGAGCTTCACCCCGTAGGCCCGCGCGAAGGTGACGAAGGCCATCACACCGCCGCCGTAGGCGAGACCAAGCTCTGCCGGCTTGCCTACGGCCTGACGCGCCCAATGCTTCTTCGTTACCTCTTCCGTGGTCAGCCCGAGGATCGCGGCGGCGGTGCGCCGATACATATCCGGCAAAGACGGGTCGGCGTTCAGTTCGTGGATTGCCTTCAGCTTCCATTCCTCGTTCGACGACCACGCGATGACGTTGCCCTCGATGTTGGAATAGTCGGCCTGAACGAACTCGTGGCCCGGCGCGGCGATGATGAAGCCGCGGATCGCGTCAGAGAGCAGATGCAGCGGGCGGCCAAGCTCGGGGCCGTAGAGGAAGGGCAAAAGGTCGGGGTCTTCCTGCCGGAACGCCTGGAACAGTTGCTCGGGGTTCGGCTTCGTGTCGTCGAAGATCTTGCGCGGCCTGGGCAAGTTCGCCAGATTAACTCCGGTCGACACCCAACGCCCCGTTGACGCGCCGTGATACATGAAGCCACCGCGGATACGATCGTCGGGGCTGGCGCGGGATATCATCGACGTCAACTTGGCAACGGACGTTTTCGCGGCTTCCTGTCGGATCTCCAGCGCTCGGCGAACATGGTCAGGCAGGTCGTCGAGTTCCAGCAAATCGGTGATCTCGGCTTTCGCTGCGCTGTCCAGCGCAACGCCTTGGGCTTGGACCCATTCAATCAACTTTCCGGGGTTGGAACAGGCCGGGACATAGCCGCCTGTGACGATCCGCATTTCCCGATCAAGGGCCTTCTTCGCTTTCTCGGCAAGGTTCGTGGCGGCGACGGCGCTGATCCTGTCTACCCGCGCGCCGCGCCTATTTATCTTCTGGTCGAGAAGCCAGACTTGTTGCTCGAAGTCGGATAGCGGGACCAGCCGCTCGGCTGCCGCTTCCTCGGTTTCTACATCCCGCGCGCAATAGCTGAGAAATTTCTGCCAGTCTTCCGGGTGGTCTTGGGGTTCGTTCCAATACAGCCCGGTTGGGTCTTCGCCTTTACGCGGGCGGCGCGGCATGGAGAAGAGCCGGATTAAGCGCCCGCCTTCTTTATCTTTTTGGACGGGCAACCCGAGGGCTTCCGCTAGATCGCCAAGTGCGCGAGGCAGGCCCATCGCGACCGCAGCAGCGGCCGTGTCCACGTAGCGGTCATAGCTGACGCGCGGCCAGCCTTTTCGATCCGCCAACAAATCGAACGCCAACGTCTCAAACTGGCTGTTGTACGCTACGATTGTAGCGTCGCCTTCCAGAGCGGCCCGCAGGTCATCCGGGCAAGGCCGGTCATAGGTCCACATGCGGATCGGTTGGTCATCGAGACGATAGGCCATCATCAGGACGGTTGTTTCCGGGTGCTCAAAATATACGAAGGCCCCCTGCTTGCGGAGATCGACCGGGCTTCTCGTTTCCACGTCGGCGTGAATTACCTTACACATGAGACCAATTCTCCCGGCGTTTGATGCGGCGGATCTGCGAGCGGCTAACGCCGTAAATGTCAGCAAGGGTTTGATGGTCAGCCGGCGTTGACCGGATTTTCAGCACTTCATTCGCGGTCAGTTTGTGCTGCGCGATGCGCTCGCCAACGGCCAGCGTACCTTCGCGACGACTATCCTCGCGGTTCTGCTTGCGGGTGCCGTAGGTGAGATTTTCGAGCCGGTTGTCATGGTGCTTGCAGTTGCGGTGCCGCCCCTCTTCACCGGGCGGGCAAGGGCCGACGAAAGCTTCTAGGACTAGGCTGTGAATTGTCCTCGATGTCTTCCGACTGTTCACGCACAAAAGAACCATAAGATACTTATTGCACGGACTTGTGAACGGCTTTCTGATCCGGCCCTTGTACCGACGCTTTTCGGGCTTGCCCCACCGTCCGATCAGGTCGACGAAACGATCCACGGATCGAACTCGGCCCATGTTCGAAACCTCGTAGCTGCCCTCAAAGCCAGGCACCGCTTTCCAGATCTCGCTCATTTGCCGCCCCTCCGTTTCTTGTGTTTCCAGTGTCTCGGATCGCCTTGCCACGTCGCCGTGCCGTTGACGCTGTGCCGGTCGTGCTTGACGTAGGCGTCCCGTACCGGCTTCTCGGGCGTGACCGTCACCAGAACGTTGTCCTGGAAGACCAGCCACACCCCGCCGACGAAGGCGTGCTTGACCTTGAGATCGGCGTAGGGCTGCGCGATCTCGGCCAGCTTCGCCCGCCACGCCTCCATGTCGATGTCTTGTGCGCGCTCCAGCCACCGCACCAGCGCGTGATCGGAGACATGGACTTTTGTCATGAGAATACGTCCTCCGTGGGAGACAAAAGAGACACGTCGGTCAATCGAAAACGCTCGTCGAGGGCGTCGAGGTAGGCCCCGATGACTTCGGCCGCGACTTGCGGGACGATGGCATTGCCGTAGGCGCGCAGCTTTCCCACTCGGGCGGGAACCCCATGAGCCAGCAGACGAATGCCGGGTTCAACGCGCCGGGCTTTTCCGTCTGCTCCCGCGAGCCAGTGATGTTCTCCCCAAGCCCCAGCGCGTCGGTTGCTTCTGTTGTCAGCGATTTCTGCGAGCCCTTCGTGTCGCCCATTCGCCTCTGATAGCCGAGCCTCGCCTCGTGCGCCATTGGCGTCGGCCACAGCGCCATGACGTGCGCCGCTAGATCCGGCGACTTGCCGCGAGCCACTTCCGTCCTCGCCCCTTCGGGCGTTCTGATCGACTTGTCCGACGATGCTGTCGGGGTAGGCCACATCGCCAGCGCGTGCTCCCGGATCGCCACCAGTCCGGCTGAGTTCCCGGCTTCGTTGCTCCCGTTGCGCGCCGGCGCAAGGCTCGTCGGGGTCGGCCACAAACCACAATCGATCTCTTCGATGGGGCGCATCGACGGCACAAGCCGGAACAACGACAGACCGGCAGGTGTAGCCGATGCTTTCCATGTCAGAATGCACTCGGTCGAGCCAATTCTTGCCAGCCGCTGCCGCAACCTGTTCTCCCACGTAGACAGCCGGGCGTCGTGCAGCGACGAGGCGGTGGACGTGCGGTCGGAGGAAACGTTCGTCTGCTTCACCGAGGCCCTTGCCCGCGACGCTGTAGGGCTGGCAGGGTTCGCTGCCCGACCAGAGTTCCCTGTCGTCGGGCCATCCTGCGAGCCTTGCTGCGAGGCTCCAGCCGCCGATCCCGGCGAAGAAATGGCATTGGGTGTATCCGCGAAGGTCGTCTGGTCGGACATCTTCGATGCTCCTTTCGTCCACGTCGCCCGGCGCTATATGGCCGGCGCTGATAAGATTGCGCAGCCATTGCGCCGCGTATGGGTCCCATTCCGAATAGTACGCGCGAGGCTTGCTCATACCGACACCTCCGCAGCATTGAGCGCATCGACGATCAGTTCCGCGTCGGCCGCGCTGGACGTCTTCGCCAGTGCCTTGCGGTAGGGCTGATAGACATCCGTGCCGCGCGTCCGGTCCAGGATGTAGTAGACGCCGTGATGCGGGCTCCACTCGTAGTCATAGCGTTTCATGAGAACACGTCCTCTTCTTCGGGCGGTGAGTTGCGCAGCGGGCCGGAAGCACCCGGCAGCAGACCAAGGGCCTTCTTCAGCGCGGTCAGCGGGTCTGGACCCATCTCGACACGCCAGGCATCGCCGTCGCTGGACAGATTGGCCTGGTAGCCTTCCGAGGCGGGCCAGACGGTGATCCTGACACGGCCCTTTCGGGCCGCATCGGTGATTGCTTCTTCGAGGGTCATCTTGCTCATGCCAGCACCAGCAAAATCGCGAAGAAGGTGGCCCAACCGGGAAAGCCTGCGATCACGAGCAGGACGATTGCGCCGATCAGGATGGCTTGGAGGACCCCTTTGCTCATGACAAGCCGAGCCCGATCAGCACGAGCCACAGGGCCTTGCAGATCATGTGGAGTGCCTGATCCTGCGCAAATGTTGTCCAACCCCGGACCTTGGCCTCGTCGATCGCCATGTGCGCGATCGTCTCCAGCAAGGCCAACGTGACGGACCCGGTAACGAGCAGGACCGCCCCGCCGTGAATGGCGCTGTGGCCGAACAGGTGCCAAATCCGCAGCGGGCCGTCGAACTTGGCCTTGGCGAGAAAGTCACCCTGAAGCGGGTAGTCCGAAACGAAATGGGCGGCGATGAGCAGTGCGGCGATCTCGATCATCCGAACACCCCCAACGCTTCGGCATAGACAGATCGAAGCGCCTCCCGTTCCTCCCGCTCGGCCTTGTCCATGGCCCGCAGTTTGATCATCTCGTTCAGGGTCTTCTTGTCGTAGCCGCGGCCAGCGGCCTCGTCCTTCACCGACTTGATGTCGTCGGAGATGGTCTTCTTCTCTTCCTCCAAGCGCTCGATGCGCTCACAGAAGGTCCGAAGCTCGTCGGCCGCCACGCGATGCGCGTTGTCACCGCCGTTGATGTCTGGATTGTCCACAGTCGTCTCCATCAGGTTGAACTGTCTCGCGCCGACCATCGACGCGAGACAAAAGATACATTCAGGTCAGCCGAAAAGGCCGGATGCGCCAGCGCCGCCCTTCGTTTCTTCCGGGGCCGAGCCGGTGTCTTCGATCTGCTCGAAGAACTCGTTCGGATCGACCGCAGCGCCGCCACCGTTGAACAGGCGTTCGCCGTCCCGCAGCTTCTGGAAGTACTGGAGGCCGAAGGTCACACCCTTGCCGGTATTGCCTTCCCAGGTATAGGCGTTCAGCACGGGGAAGCCGTAGCAGCCCGCATAGACGTCATCCTTGGTCGCCTGGATGTTCGGATCCTTGTAGCGAACCGGCGGGGCGATGCGGGTGTTCGTGCGGATGAACCACACATCAGGACCGTAGCCGGGCTGGATCTCGCCGGCCTTGTCGCCCTTCTTGAAACGGGCCTCCTTGCCGTCACCCTTCAGGAAAGGCGACTTGATCATGCCGGCGCCGATCAGCTTCTTGATCTCTTCTTCGTTGCCCCACTTGGCGTTTACGCACGCCTCGATGATGGCCTTCTCAAAGACGGTCTTCGGCGTCGAGTTCGGGTAAATGAAGGTCGCGCCCCACTCTTCGACCTGCTTCCCGGACTTGTCCAGGAGAGGCTGACCGGCATCGTTGGTCTTCTTCTGCGGCTGAAGCAGGAAGAGATCGAAGCCGAGACGGCAATCGGGGGCTCGGAAGTTTTCGCTGTGTCCACGGGCCATTTATTTGTTCCTTCAGTTCTGTTGTTCAAAGAATGTTTCGACCTTGGACTTCGTCGCGGGTCGGGTTGACTTGGCCTGGCTCACCAGATTGGTGCCTGTGATCGGCCGTTCCCACAGGTGCTCGATCAGGCCCTTGCGCTTCGCGCCGAGAACCTTCTCAAGTTGGGCTACTGACCGCAGCTTGCGATCGTAGATTTCGTCTTCGGACAGCCCCACTTCGGGAGACAAAAGAGACACAGCAAGCGCGTCTTCGTCGTCCTTCCATTTCCTGTTTCCGATCTTTTCGACAAGCTGGTAGCCAGGGATCTCGATCCCGTTTTCAGCCTGCCGATGGGCATAAGCGCGCACCGCGCTTACGAAGCCTTCCAGCATGTCGAGAAGGTCCAGCGTTTCCGCCAGCTTCTCCGGTGACATGTCGGCCGGTTGGTTGCCGATCTTGGCCTCGCCGGTGTCCGGTTCGAACCAGACGCTGGCAACGGCCAGTGCTTCGGCCCGTTGCTTTGGGCAGTTGCCATCACGCTTGCAGAAGGTGCAATTGCCCGGCTTCAGCCACTTGTCGACCCACTCGTCCATCAGGATCGAGTTCGCCCCGGCCTGATAGAACTCGACTTCGGCCTGCTTCGCCTTCTGCATCGTGCCGAGCAGTTCGGCAGTCCACGAGATCAGCTCGCCCGTCGAGATCGGCTCGTACCGAACCGGCGGATGACCGGGCAGCCGCGGCTGAACGATCGTCGACCAGACCTCGTCGACCTCGTGCTGCGGATTGGCGAGCAGCGCCCCGGTCGCATATGACCGCAACTGCATGTTCTCCTTTTCGGAGACGTAGCCACGGCCATTTTTTAAGTCCGCGATCTCCAGCAAGCGCCACGCAGGAAAATACATCACCGCGTCGCCCGTGCCGCCCGCATCGAACGGCGTGCCAAGCTCGTTCAGCGAGAACTTCTGCTCGATGACCAGGATGGCGTCGTCGCGGCGCGTCTCGGCCTTGTACTTCGCCAGCCGGCCCCGCACGTAGTCGACGAAGACCTGCGCAGAGTTCGCCAGTTCCTCGTCAATCCCGACCTCGAACTTCTTGGTCTTGACGACGAGGCCGAGGTGTTCGATGGCGTCCGACCCGTCGCGAAGGCACTTCTCCGCGACGGTATGAGCGGCGGTCCCGCGCGCTGCGTGGATCGTCTCGTTGTCCTCGCCCGGCACTTGGGCCTCCATAACGAGAGAACCAAGGCAATAGGCCCGGCGAGACGTGGCCGAGGCTGACCAGGCTGCGTGTCCCCTGTCAGCGTGAGCCGTCATTTCGCCCTCCCATACGGATCGGCCTTGATGGCAGCTTCAACAGCGGCCACCGCTTCGGCGTAACGGTCCTCGGGAACTTTCGACAGCTTGTCGATGCCCTCGCCGAACGTCGCGACGAACACCTTCGGCATGTCGGCAAGGGTGTGCGTCATCTTGGCCTGATCGCGTGTGCCGTCGAACTTGTCGGCGTAGCGCATCATCGCCTCGACCAGATCGGCCTTGGTCTTCGGAGATGGCGCGGTAGGCTCTTCCGCCAGAGCCTGTTCCGCAGTGAACTCTTCCGTCATCTTCTGCGTGTAGGCGCCGGTGCCTTCGGTCATGGCCGCAATGGCCACTTCGATGCCGGCGTCGTCCAGCTCGTGGATCGGCTTGCCGATCAGACCGCCTTCCTGGCACAGCTTCACCGCAGCAGGCATACCGTGCTTCTTCTGGTAGTCGCCGACGAGACGACGCAGAACGTCGATGGACGCCAGCCCGACCTTCTCGGTTTCGGCCGCTTCGTCGGCGGCGTCTTGCTCGTCTTCCGGGCTGATGCGCTCGCCGCCGGTCGAGATGGCCGGCTTGACGTCATCCGTCAGATTGGCCTCTTCGGCTGCCGTCTGCTTCGCCGCGTCGGCTGCGTCAGCCGCTTCGTCCTCGGCGATTTCTTCCTTGGTGCGGCGCGAGCGGCCCTGCGAAGGCTTGCCGCGTTCGCGCTTGGGCGCTTCTGCGGGGGCCTCGTCGACAGGAGCGTTGCCGTCCGGGTCAAGCTGTTCCGGCGCTTCGGTCGGAATGGTTGCG